AACCCGATCCAACAGCGTTTTAAATTAAAAAAGGAGCCAATTTATGAGCGAGCAACCTGGACAGAAAGAGCTGATGGAGAAGTTGACACTTCTTTCTGAAGTAGAAGAGTTAGAAAAGCAGAAGAAGCTCCAAGAAGCTAGATCTGATTTTACTAAATTCACAGAGTATGTGATAAAAGATGAGTACTCAGGGAGTCCTATAAAAATAGCACCCATCCAAGAGGCGTGGATACAGCATATAGGGTTTTGCCTGAACAATAACATCCACGCACTGATTTTAGCTCCTATGAGCTCAGGTAAGTGTGTGCACCCCGACACTAGCTTCTTCACTAAAGAGTTTGGGAGGTTGGAAGCAAAAGATCTCCGGAAGGGAGATGAGGTACTAAGTTGGTCGGATAAGAACACTCACGTTTGGAGTAAGGTTGCGGCAGTCGAGGAACAGTGGGAGGAGGAGTGCTATGAGATAGAGTTGAATTCTGGCAAGAAAATGATATGTACAGCTACACACCCGATGTTAACTATAGACGGATGGGTTCCAGCCGGAAACTTAAGGGAAAACGTTGATTTCGTAATCTGTCCGCTAGGTTGGGATGTTTTAACTCCTTTAAATTGTATAGAAGAAGACCTGGCTTACGCGATAGGAATGTCCGCTGTTGCAGGGTCTATGTCTAGGGGTCAGGTTGAGCTTGTAGGAAAAACTAAGAAAAAAAGACTTCAAGCGGCTGTGGATAAGTTTGCACTGCAGGTAAATGAATCTAAGTTTGTATTCACCATATCTACTACGGCAGAGTCACAACTTACGATAGAGGATGTTTTTAACTGTGAATCTGAGATTCCCAGTAAGTTGTACTGCGCGTCCGAAACTGCCATAAAAAACTACATTAGCGGCGTGTTTGATGGTTGTGGCAGGTTTGACACTGCTATACGGGCATACAAGTTCCACGATATAAAAAATAAAGAATTTGCATACGATCTTATGCTCCTGCTACAGAGGCTAGGCGTAAATAGTTTTATTAAAAAAAGAATAAACGTAAGACGGGCAATTACAAATTACGAGGTTGTAGTCTGCAAGAACAGTGCTTTTACGTTTTACGGACTCCCGTGTGAGCAGTTTAAAATGACGCAGAAGAAGCCCGAAAAGGCAGAGGGACAGCCCCCGTATAGTGCTGACCTAGTAGTCAAAGTGACCGCGCTTTCTAAGCTAACTACCTTGGGTGTGGAGGTTGAAGGCACACACACTCACATTACTGAAGGCATGGTGAGCCACAACACACAGATAGTTTCAGTAGCCCTACCGCTATATTTTTTAGGAAAAAATACGTCATCCAGGATAAAGCTGGTTTGCTTATCAGATGACGCAGCTAAAGATAGGCTTTCGTCTATTAGAACTTATATAGAGAGTGATGAGGACTACCAAGCTGTGTTCCCAAGGGTAGTCCAAGATAAGAGTTCGGAATGGACACGGCACCGTCTATTTGTTGATCGGCAGACGAGGGCAGCCAAGGACGCTAGTTTGGACGCTAAGGGCGTTCTAGCCGCCGCTATTGGAGGTAGGTGCGATTATCTTCTAGTTGACGATATATTTGATTACAGGACGGCTATAGCGCAACCAGCGCTACGAAAGCAGATTATCGATACTTATAACCAAGTTTGGCTAACAAGATTAGAACCTAAGAAGAGCGCTATTATAATTTGTACAAGATGGCACGAAAGAGATCTAGCAGGGGAGATACTGAACAACCCGTTGACTTTGGAGAGATACGGCATCCTTATACAGAGGGTTGCAGACGATTTCAATAACATAGAATGTGAAGTTGTTATCCCTGACGCTTTGCAGGAAAAGTACAAACGACAAGTAAAAGGATACAAATAAAGTGTGGATACAATTTGATTACGAAGATAAGAGACCTATGAGCATAGACTTGTATACTCGGAGTGAGGTTCCTAAGGTGTGCAGGTGCTGTGGTGTTAAGAGGTTTCGCAGAGACTTTCCGTGGTTAGATAAGAAGTCGAGACTAAGACAGGAGACGTGTAAAAGGTGTAGGAGGGAGCAGACACGTCTTCGTTGTGCAGGGCCTGGTGTCCCCTACAAGTGTAAGGTGTGTACCCATAAAAAACCACCAGAAGAGTATGAATGGAAACAGTTTGATAACATTTCACTGCCCAGTGACTGCTGTAAGTCCTGCGCTGAAGTTGTGAAGGAAGCTGGTGTAGACGTCAGAGACTATCAAGTTTGTATGAAATGCGGAGAGATAAAGTTACAGATGGAGAATTTCGGGTACCGAATGTGGAACAACAACGCAAAAAATCCTACGTTCCATGCAAGTTGCAGGAGTTGCTACGAACACTAACACTCTGGTGCTGAGCGCAATAATATTTGTAAACGTAACTGTACGCGGGGGGGCTTGCGGCACTCTGTTTAGGCCTTCTAAGTTAGGTTTTGTCTGCAGTACAGGTCGTTAGGTTAAAAAAGCCAGTAGAGTAGGACACCTCTAACAAAAACAAAACCGAACCCTTTAGGCTTTTATCGGAGCCTAAGCCCACCCTCTTCTTTCTTAAAGTACTTTTTAATGGCTCTTGCGCACCGCTCCGGTACCCCCTATAGTTCTTTAAGAACTAATAGAGTTCCAAGAGGAGAGGTGTATTTAATCAAAGATTAAATTATAAATAACAGGGCAAAAGTAAAAACATTATCGTTATCGTTAATCCGCAACAAACAGGGGAATTAAATGCTAAAGAGAAAAAGAGAGTAAGGCAACTTCCGTAGTCGTGACCGTAAATATTTCCCGCATCGCCCTGTAGAGAGTTTTAGGGGGTTGCGCCGAAATATATTTATACAAACCTAGAAAAGCCTAAAGGGTTCGGTTTTGTTTTTGGCCGCAAAGTCTTCTCTCCCTACTAGTTTTCTGCTATTATAGTTAGTGCGTGGGAGTGTTACGAAAAGAAATGCCCCTGTGGGAGAAGTGGGACAAACAGTCCCTTCTTAACAAACGCGCTGAGATTGGACCGAGGGAGTTTGGACGAGGTTGGCAACAACGAGCACTCGTTGACTCCGAACTCCTATTCCAACCTAAGTTCCTGGAAGCCTGCCTTGGTTACAACGACAAACTCTTTTTCCCCGGTGACTCTCTAGATGGTATTGTCAATAAGTCTTCAAACGTGTTCATGGGCATAGATCTAGCCATCGCTGGGTCAGAATCCCAGGGAGACTATTTTGTTATATCCGTAATAAGTGTAGACACTAGCAAGTTTCACAGGCAGATACTCGGCATATACCGGGAGCGAGGACTAACCTTTAATGAGCAGATAAACACTATAGAACGTTGGGCTGCCTTTTTCAACCCTATACTTATTTTTGTAGAATCCAACGCGTACCAGGTTTCCATAACTCAGGAGCTGCAACGTACTACCACGCTACCTGTAAAGGGGTTCACCACGACCAGTATTCGTAAGTCAGATTTGGAATCAGGCTTGCCTAGAATGTCCTTGGAATTTGAGAACGAGAGGTGGACCTTACCTTACGCGGACGGCACAACTAGAGAACTAATCACTACACTAATGGAGGAGATGAAAACATTTCCTCTCGGTCGTCATGATGATATCCTCATGTCCTTATGGTTTGCTCGCAGCGCTGCTGTAGATATAGACAAAAAGATAAACAAACGTATACGTGTTGTCTAAAAACTAGAGAAGTTTCGTGGTAAAATAACTAAATAATGGCAATTTATGACTACTTACCTAAAATTCTTAGACCTAACCGTAGAAAATTAGAAGTTATCTCTTCTGGACCGCCAGACACAGATACTTTTGCGTCCCTTAAATCATCGGCGGCTTCCGCTGCAGTGCACGACGATACTACTTCCTCAACTTTCCTTGCTGAGCCGGTAGGTACCAGTGACCTGGCCCTACATGGCGACCAGGATTACACTACCCTGTTAGGTAAGTACTCTCGGGCTTCATGGGTGTACATAGCTTTAAACCGTATTACTGATGCTGTCTCACAGGTTAACTTCCGCGTGGTGGACAAACGCAAAAAAGGAGAACCCAACGACGCTGTAGTTCGCGGACAGGGACTCGTAGATCTTATCCAGAGACCTAACCCTTGGATGTCACACATAGACTTCTTTGAACTCGCTGTGCAGCACCTGATACTAACCGGTAATGTCTTTATAGAAAAAGCTGAGGTAGACAGCCGGGGACGTCCCAAAGAGCTGTACATTCTTAATCCTAAAAATATGACGGTCATACCACACAAAAAGAACTTTGTAGCTGGCTACAAGTACACTGTTAACAAACAACAGATAAGGTTCGGACCTGACGATATTATCCATATAAAACTTCCTGACCCCCGTGGTGAGTCTCACTACGGTCTCTCTCGTATCGCGGCAGCGAGAAGTATAATAGAGGCGGATTGGAATGCCAGAGACTGGCAGGCTTCCTACTTTAAAAACGCCACTTGGCCCTCAGGTATAATCGTGTCCGAAGAGTCTATGTCTGAGACAGAGTTCAGAAGGATGAAAAGGGAGTTACGTCAAAACTACGAGGGTAAGAGTAAAGTTGGTAAGGTTTTGGTGTTGGAAGGCGGACTCACTTGGACACAGACTACACCTAACCCTAAAGACTTGGATTTTCTTAACCTCCTCATGTACTCCAGAGGAGAGGTTCTAGCCATGATGGGCGTTCCTCCGTCTATAGCCGGTATATTTGAATTTGAGAACGCAACCAGTCGTAGTGCTGGTGTGAGAGAGCAGTCCATACAGTTTTGGTCAAGTACTGTTCAACCTCTAGTTAACAGGATACTGGCGCAACTTAACCCTCACCTCTCTTCTTTGTTCTCAGAGAACTACGAAATTGTTCCTGATATCTCCAAGATACCCGCCCTAAAGGAGACTGCAGAGATGATGAAACTTCGCGCAGACTCTTTTTCTACTCTCATAGGTAGTGGTTGGTCTTTAAACTCTGCCTTGTCAGAGCTGTATCCTGAGCACACAGGCTTCGAATGGGGGGATATTCCTCTTCCCGGTCTTGGTTTAAATGGGGAACGAGATCAGGTGTCTGGTGCGGACACAGATCAACCTGTAGATGAGGGGAACGAAGAAGAGACCGAGGACCAAAAGTCTCCAGAAGAAGATATGTAAGCCACTTATGTTATAATTTACTCTATGCTTACAGCCCATCTCTCCTTATTCAGGAAGGTACTCTAACAATGTCAGATTCAGCTTCTACCAAATACGAAGGAAAACTATTCAGCTTCACCCTAGACAAACTAGAAAGTGAGGAAAAGGCGGCTGGGACTCCTTCTTCTACAGTGCGTAAAATAAAAGGTTACGCTAACAAAAATATAATTGATCGTGGAAATCAACGAATAGAGCCAGCAGCTTTCGCTGCCGCTATGCCTAAATTTATGAACAACCCAATGTTGTTTTTTAACCATGATTGGACAGTACCCATTGGACGGGTGGACGATTTTGCTGTTACTTCCGAAGGTCTAGTCGTTGAGGCAACTATTGGTACCGGGTTTGCTGAATCAGATAAAGTTTGGTCAATGATCGAACAGGATTTACTTCGATCGTTTAGTGTCGGCTTGCGTCCTTTTAACATAGAGGAAGAAGAAGACGGCAGCGAAACAATAACAGAGTTGGAATTGTTCGAAGTGTCTGTAGTTACTATACCTATGAATGCTGATTCCACCTTTGAGATCTCTTCTAAAGGGGACATAAAAAGTATAATGATACAGACGGAAGATGATAGTGTCACTTACAAAGACTATATTTCTTCGCAAGATTCTACATTGTTGGTGCAAGAAAGTATTGAAGTTGAAGAGAAGGCTGCAACTGCCTTGTCTCGTACTCTAAACTCCCGTATTACTACTATGGTTAACGACGGTGGTACTAGAGAAGGTATAGTTAAACTAATGGCTTCAGCGGCTAAGATAGACCCCGATACCGTTAATCAAATACTAACCGGTGATATATCTTGCCCCCCTCGGATGCGCTTGGCCGGGTTTGCTAGAGTGCTATCTGTATCTACAGGCTCCTTGATAGTGGCGGCTGAAAAGGGTGGGTGCAATTACTCCTCAGACAAGAGTTGTAAAGACTTGGACCTCTCTGTTGAGTTTGAACAAGAAGGTATCTGTATGCTCTGCGATGCGGAAGGTTTAGTGCTGCTTATTGGTACCTCCGCCATCGGAGAGGACTATTACGCTTGCACCTTGTGTACTAAGAATAGGCTTACGTCCACTGTAGTGGAAGAGTCTTCCCAAGAAGCTGAACTGGTTGAAGTAAAAGCCGCTCTTGACTCTCTCACTACTGCATATACAGAATTAAGTGAAGACAAAATTAAAGAAGCAGACATCAATATTAAGCTAGTAGCTTCTATTCGTGTACTGACTACCGAAAACGAAAACTTACATTCGTTAGTTAAAGATATTATAAGTTCATCTATTACTGATGCTTGTAAAAAACTAGATTAGTACACTTAAAAACTAGCCGATTCTTAAACTTCTTTATGTCCCGTAGTTAAGCTTCTTAACTTTTATTTCCATTTCATGTTATACTCATGGTAAGTCTTTTTGGGGAAAAAGATAGAGGTTATTCACTCTAAAAAACGAATAAATTAACTAGGAGGTTAATTACTGATGTCAGAAAAACTCGATAGTGAAGACACTTCTTCGGTCACCTCTGGTGTAACTGAAGATAGTGTCGAGAAGCAGGAGGATGCAGAAACTATAGCAGTGTCCGCGCCTACTGATTCTTTTGATACTCTTGCACGAGAACTCAAAGCACTCCGTGAGACTGTTTCTAAAGCTGACGAACGCAAGCAGGATAATAAGCGTCTTTCCGAAGACCGAGAGGTCATCGAGAAGATGAACGCTGAAATTTCCAGCCTGCGTACGGAGCTTGATAAGCAGAACTTCGCTCAGGTGTCCCGTAAAGCTGAATTTCAGGTAAGTGAGGACGATGCTCCTGCTTACACTACAAAGCAGTTTGATAGGATAATGGGAGTGAAGGCTGCGGTTGGCTCTGAATTCGAACAGGTACAGCGTGCTAACGACGAACTATACGTTGCCTCGACTCTTTTGGGTATTAAAAACCCCATGCATAGCTCTGTGTTGAAAAACTACACTCAGGAATTGTATCCTGATATGTACAAGGCTATGGAGATCCAGACGGCTACACAAGGACCTGAGTGGATTCCCACCGGGTTTAGTAACCAGATGGTAGAGGACGTTAGGGTTCAGCTGCGAGTAGCAGCTCTGCATTCTCGGTTCGATATGCCCACTAACCCTTTTACGATACCCGTAGAAGGCGCGGACATTTCGGCATACAAGGTTGCAGAAAATACAGGCGACGATGATGCTGGCACTGTCAACACCTGGGTCCCTGCAGCAACTCCGAAGACTGGAAACGTAACGTTTAACACCAAGAAGCTCGGTGTCCGGGTTGTGGCCTCAAACGAGATCACAGAGGATTCCATCGTGGCTGTCCTTCCCTACATTAGGGACAAGATAGCGATTTCGCTTGCGGAAGCCCAAGAAAACGGGTGTATCAACGGCGATGTTCGTTTGTCTGGTGCGATTGACGGTATCACCGTCGATACTAACCAGGAGACGGCGTACGATGGCTACAGAGTGGCTGTTCAGACGTTGGGAACAACGACTGATCTTTCCACGATTAATGTAGAGACTATTCGTAAAATGCGTGCGGGAATGGGGCGGTTTGGTATTAATACCTCGCGTCTTGCTTACGTTGTCGGCATTAACGGATACAACAATCTGCTCAGTCTGAAGGACAGTGGTGATAACAATGTTGTTATGACGCTGGATAAGATTGGACCGAGAGCAACTCTGCTTACCGGTCAACTAGGCTCTCTCGATGGTATTCCGATCATAGTATCGGAGTTCGTGAGTGAGACTCTGGATGCCGTGGGTGAAAACTCCGGTTCAAGCAATCTTACCGAATTGCTTCTCGTGAGAACAGATGCTTTCCGCTTTGGTGATAGGAGACCTATCACCTTGAAGAGCAGGGAAGTGATTGAGACAGATCAGCAAGTTCTTGTCGCCCTCCAGCGACTGGACTTTGAAGCTATATACAAGCCTAGCATTGCAGCTAACACAATTGCAGCTGCTGGTGTCAATATTGCTCTGATTTAGTTCTTCAAATACTAGGGGGGGAGAGAATTAGGTTCTCTTTTTCTCTTCCCCTTCTTTTTATGTCTTATTTTTTCTTCAGTTTGCTGCTATAATATATCTATAATGAAAAAGCCCGGCAGTAAAGATGAAACTGTTCAAACTTCGGTTAAGAAAAAGTTAAAGTTTTTTTGTAAAATGATAACGGGCAAAGATATACAGGTTTTTTCAGGAGGAAACTAAACTATGCCTACTAATCCGCCCGTAACTTATTTTCACAACGTACCCAACAATACTGTTGCAACGGCTTTAGATAGCCTCGCAGATCGGCAGAATTTTATTGGAACTGTTGTAGACGACGGAGGTTCTAACCCCTGGGACTTCGGTACAGTAGATATTTCTATGTTGTCCAGCGGGGTGACTTTCAGCGGTGTTAGACACTTGATGTGGAGGATATCAGATGCAAATGGCAACACTAACGCCGATAACTTTAAATTTTGGCTTAGTAACGAAGGCCTGGACCAAGCAGCCAGTGTTATCAACTTCCAGTCTTTAACTACTGACACCTCCGGCGGTACCTCCAACAACTCCCACGTTTACGTTATTAACGCCATCACAACTTCCTACGGTTTCGCAGATAATGATGCTGCTGTTCCGGCTTCCCAGAATATAAACACTGCAATTGATGCTCAATCAATTACACTATCTGCCGGAGTAACATCAGAAGCTATTGTTATCGCGGCGTATTTTGACATAGCCAACGATGAAACTACGGGTACTTACGAAGGTACTGACACCGGTTATGAGTTACAGTGTAGTCTTCGGTTTGACTACAATTAGAGTGTAAGAAAGGGAGCACCCTTCCTTTCTTTAGTTGTGTTATCTGTTATAATTAGATAAGTATTTTCTTGATGTTAACAGTGCAGTAATCTCATGCCAGGACCCGATAAAGGTAACACTAATAACCACATTATTTTCCATCTCACAGATGGATCTGTGCTGTCTACGCGGGACTTGAGGTTTTCTGACGTTGATCTTGACCTTATAACGAAAATCGAAGTTAAAATGAAGCGTGTTACACACGTTTTAGACAAAACCACTCTGTCCGCAACTTTTCTTGAATTTATACATTACAGAACTTCCGGACGAATTCAAAGACTTCTTAGAGACGGAACAACAGAAAATGTTCCACTATACACTTGGACGGTAGGGTGGAGGGACGTGAACGGAATAGAACATCTTGATGAATTTGATTTTAAAACCGGACAGCACATAGACAGGCGTGTTGTAACCAGTGACCCTCTTAACGGCAAGAGTCACTACCACCCCCGAGCGCTTATACGCGCCGGGGTGGGAGGACCGTAACTTATGGCAAGTGGTGGTATAACTGTAAAAAATGATGGTGTAACCCCTGCAGTAGGTGGGTCTGCTCTAGTTGCAACTCAGGATGGCATACTAATATCTGGTGTAACTACCGAGGTTCAGGTTATGTCTACTGCCAGTGCAAAGACTACTATTGCTCTAAGCGGGGTAACTGTAAGCGGTGCAACTACGTCGTTACTATCCGGTGCTTCCGCTAACAATGATAGAAAGTCTTTTGTTATACAAAGCTTTCCGATAGATGGAACAGGTTCTAACGCTACAGCCTATATTTCAGACGGCACGGGAACACCTGTTTCTACCGGGATCGCTTTACTAGATGGAGACACCTATACGGATGATCGATGGATTGGGCCTGTATCTGTTCATGTTCCTACGGGGTTAACTGCATATATAAGGTATTGGGAAAGGAAATAGTGAGTAAGTTTGTTATAATTATATTAATATGTTTAGGCATATCATTTATAACTTACCCATCATATGCTCAAAGGGTGAGTCGCAGAGGTGTAGTTGTACAGGATAGCGGTACTACAGCAGGTACTAGCCGTACTCTTAATTTTGATGGTGATATTACGGTAGATTGTACTACTGATGCGTCTAAGTGCACTCTCGACACTAACGCTGTGGAGGCGGTCGCCGCCGGTGACGATTACATTATCAACAGCGGCGCGGACACCATGACCGGTGATTTGACTATTAACAAAGCCTCACCCAGCATCATTCTTAAAGACACAACCAGTGGTCCGACCACTATCGAGTTCCAGAACACTAGTTCAGCCCAGAAGGCCATTATTAGCAAGGAGATAGCTGACCTTCTTACTATTGACGCCGTAGGGGGAGTACAACTTTTACACAACGGCGGCGCTAGGTTGACAGTGGACAATGCCGGGGTGGATGTCGCTGGCACACTGGACGTGTCTGGTACCATAACGGCCGTTGGTGACATAACAGGAAGCAACATATCCGGCACCAACACGGGGGACTACAGTCACCCAACAACAGCAGGCAACAAGCATGTCCCTACAGGTGGGGCGGCGGGGCAGTTCTTGAAGTACTCGTCTTCGGGCACTGCTGTTTGGGCACTTGATAACGACACCACTTACTCAGTGGGTGATGGTGGCTTAACGCAGATTAACTTCACTTCCGCTGATAATAGTAAGCTGGACGGCATAGAGGCCCTTGCCGACGTAACGGATGCCACCAATGTTGCTACGGCAGGTGCCCTCATGGACGGCGACTTTACCACTACTGGTTTCATGAGGCGAGAAGGCGCAGGCTCTTATGGCGTTACATCCACGATCAATCTTGCCAGCCAAGTCATCGGTAACCTTAACAAGGATAAACTGAATTCTGGCCTGAACGCCAACTCCACGACGTTTTGGCGTGGCGATGGAACATGGGCTACACCTAGCGGCGGCGGCACTTACGATGCCATCAAACTGAATGGGGCAGACGGCCAAAGCATTGACCCTCCAGACACCGCCTCGAACGATGGTAATTCGATCACTGGATGGACGACTGATTGGGATCGTCCGGCGGCGGGGAGTAGCTTTACCCACGATGGGACAGATCTTACCTTCAACGGAACCACCGGCGCGGTCGTCTGCTTCGACATCAATATCTTGATCCACTCGACCACTGGCAACGTCCGGCATGAGTTCCAGGCATGGCTGACGACCAGCGGGGTGTGTGCGGTAGCAGCCTCGAACACGAACGGCAGTACACTGCCCAATGGTGTGCTGGGCGAGGCCACAAGCATTTACCACCGAATGCACACCTCAACGGCCCAGGGTTCGTGGTTTGGGGCTGGCAACTGGCGCACCTGTGTCGAGTTGACCAACGGCGACGACGTGCGGGTCTGCACTGTAGAAAATCAGGACAGCGACCGATCCAACGCTGCGAACCTAGTCGGATATGGCACCTCGTTGACGGCGACGGTGATGGAGTAATATGAAAATCATTGTCAATATAATCGCGGCGCTGGCCTTGGCCGCAACGGCGCACGCGGCCAATATCTGCACCTGCGGGCCAAACTCGGGAACCGACTGCACCACTGCCGACGCGGATTGCGGTACGGGGTTTGAGGCTTGTTGTTCCACGACCGAGAATTGGGATTCGGGTACGATGCCTTACGAGTCGGTGCAGCCGTTGTTTATCGGGGCCGTGACGGGCCGGGATCTGACGTGCGGGGCCGCTGTAGGTTCTTGCGTTACTGGTTCCAGTGTAGCGGCGCCGGGTAACGAGTGCCGCAGCGACAATTTCTGCACGGCGACCAGGGAGGTTTGCGACCACTGTGATGCCGACGCTGAATGCACGGGCACCTGTAGCTGCACTGTCACCGGCTGCTCGGGCACCTGCTCCGAAAACTCAGACGAATGCGACGGGTTCTGTCCAGGGACGATAGCTCTCGACGGTTCTCATGACGCCTGCGCCGTCGATGCCGACTGCGTGACTAGGGGCCGGATGTTGGTCAACGACCAGTCGCTCCAATATTGTGGATATGATGGCTTGCGTTATGTCATCCAGCCTCGCAAGTTCGTCCACTACCGCGACACCGACTGCGACGGGGCAGGAACGTCGAACGCCTGCGGGGACTCTGCCGACCGCATTACCACCTACTTCGAGAAAGCAGACCTGGATACTTCCATCCCCTCGTCTCCTGACGCGGCTTTTTTTACGATCGACCCAACCACACCCGATGCGGACACGGCCACCGTCATGGTCGAGAAAGCCGGCGTGTACCAGATCACGGTCGCCCTTACGCCTGAGTTCCGGGGCTCCCGCAGCGGCTACCTCGCGGTGCGCGGGGAGGTCAGGGAGGCCACCTGCGCGACACCACTCACAGCCTGTACTGCCTGCACCTTCGGCGCGTGGCCAACGGGCGAAGGGCCGGACACAACGCCGACCGGCACGGCGGCCCTCTACTCTGGCGCGAATGTTTTCAAGGAGAGTGGCCAAGACATAGGCGTTTCGGCCAGCAGCATCCTGCTGCTCGACCGCTGCGACCGCGTGCGAATGGCGGCATTGTCAGCTCGACGGGACGACAAGAAGGGAATGTTTTTATGGGCAGCAGACCAGTCGCACCTTTTCATCGAGTACATGGGAGGCGGCGAGAATGATTAGTTTGATATTGGCATTGCTGCTGTTGGCCACGCCAGCGGCGGCGCACCATGAGGGCGCGACGGGCG